TCTACGTATAACCCAAGATTCGGGTGACTTCTAATCCAGGGACGCAACTTCATATATACATCCTCCAGAATAGCAACATCCCCGTTATTATATTCCTGCATATACGCTAATGCTTCGTCATCACCGGCTACGCACCGTTTCCACAGATCAAAATCTGTATCCAGCTTCGCATCAAATCCAAATATTTTTGCAAGCCCGTTTAGACTATTATGTGTAAATCCAAACTGCTTTCGTGCTACTAACATGGTATCAATGGTCTGGTAGGGACTTGTGGGAGGTAGGCCATGCACTATAAATCTAGTATTCATATTAGGCACGTCAAAAGAATCGCCGTTGTGGGCTATAACAATGTCAGCCTCGTCTAGTAATTTCCACAAACCCTTAACTATTCTACCATCATCCTCATCCCTAGCCTCTTTACCCGTAAGCCTCTCTGACAGAACTGTATCGTCAAAAAGCCACTTAGCACTATAACATAGCATAAACCACTCTGATATTACCTGGTCTGACCCAACATTAGCCTTCCAAACGCTCTTCTGAAATATAAATGCTTGCAGAGGAGATGTTTCTATATCAAACAGTAAAACTTTGGGAAGCCGTTTAGGCTCAGGCCCATTATTCAAGAAATGGAGGTAGCACTTTGGATGCGACCAGGCACTGTGTCTATGTTTGCAACGAAAAGTCATCATATTTTTATCCATCATTTTTATTTATTCCTCATTAGTGTGTGTTTAAATTTACCCTCTATATATGTTCTAGCTTTATCTATGTCTTCATCACTGAGTCGGTTATTGCTCTTGAGTTCATCAAGAAATCCCTCATCTGTGAAGTACCCCCCCAGAAAATATGCAATTCGATTGCATATTTGTATAAAGGTCTTGGATATGGTTATCCGACATTTTCCAATAGGCTCTTCCAATTCCTTTATAGGTCTACCATCAGAAACTAAATCTATTATATATAAATCCATATCGGATAGGAATCCCTCTGAGTATAATTCTTTTATCTTAGCCTCTACGGTAAGAAGATTATTATACTCATCAGATTCTATATCTTGAGCTGTATTCAAAGATATTTTATTTCTTAGTAGGTGTTGTAATATCCAGGATATGACTTTACCCTCCTCCCCCAGTACAAGCCTCTAAATAAGAACACCTAAAACACGCTTTTCTAAATAGCCCGTTGCGAGGATAATCCCTACCTCGTATGGCCTTCAAAGCTTGTGGTATTACCTCATCAAACAGAATAGATTCTGCAGCCGGAGTTTCCATATATCGTATTAATTTTCCGTTTGTCAACGCTGCATAGTAAACTCCAGACGGAGTTGCATTATACAACCTCTTATAAGCCCAATTATACACTGCAAACTGTACACTATTAGAAATGTTAGTCGGTGGAGTTCGTGCTGTTTTCCAATCAAACACATTGCCAGCGTCTACTCTATCCATCTTACCAACTATGAAAACATCTTTTTCTAATGGTATTTTAAACTTAACCTCTGCCTTACCATCATAAGTAAGATGCTTTCTAAAGTGCTCAAAATAATTGTGTATGCAGTTTAAAGCGAAATTCTCGGATGTTTTATCGCCATCAACTCGGCTCTTAATTTCGCCTATTGCGTAGAAACATGCGGCTGGAATTAATTCCCAGTACTTCTCAATAGCACTGTGTACAATCTCTCCTATTACCATTTCCTTGTTCTGTACAGCCAGCTCTGGTTTATTTAGTCTATAATATGCTTTTCTACTACAAGATAGGAAATCATCCAGCATAGACGCTGAAATATATATAGCCATCTATAAACCAGCAACCCGTTGGTTGGAACAGAGAGTCCGCCAGATTTCCACCATTGTTTTATACACATCCATTTGCAACTTCTTGCCCTCTAAACTTGCTGTACAAGCTGCAAGCTCTTGTCTCAATGGGATTAATTCTCCGCTAAGTCCAGAGAACTTAAATGTATTTTCTACATAAGATACTGCCGGGGCTTTCCCTGCTACCTGATACTGAGGATCTGTAGAGGTTACTTTAAATACGTTGGCCTCACCCTCTTTTATTTTGGCTTCCAGAACCATCTTATCATATGATACTTTAGTAATCTCTTCCGTCAATTTAGTGAAATCATCGAAATCTGGAATGGACTTTAGTACTTCATCTGCATTATTATTCATATATTAAGCCTTTCTGGGACTTGTTTCAATTTGCTCCATCGCCGCCACCCCCAAAGCCACAACCTTACGTATAATATCCATAGCCTTCGGATATGACACTTGGTGAGCCTCTCTGGAGATAAGGTGCTTAGCCTCTGCTAGATAATCTTCCATATAGGTTATCCACTCTTCTGGAGTTTGATGCTTTCCTCCGGACATGGTTGTAGTAGGATTCCACTTACCATCCTGGTAGTCTCTTTCCCCATCAATTAATTTATATACGTCAACTCTTAACATTTGATACTCCTTTAAACTATTACTAGCATTGCTAGTACAACTAGTACAATTAGTATGTCAAAAAATAAACAAATTGGATAATACCACCAGGGGAAATCATACCCACGAAGCCAATTCTCTCTAATCAATAAAAATGTATACATATATCTCCTTTCCGATTTATGTAATTATACCACATTTGTTCTACTTTGTCAAGCCCTAAATCCATTCAGAATCTAGTCTGTTCTCTATACTCTTATAGAGTTTACAAATCCTAAACGCAGTCTTCATAAGATCATGGCTAAGCGATCCATCAATGTAAGCCATCTTATAGACAAAATCCTTAAATAGTGGGTAACCAGCCCTGCTTGAAAATTCAGCTAAATCCGTATACACACTAAGAGGGTTAGCGTCCATCGTCACAGCCCATCCATCGAAATCCAATACCGCTTTCACTATGCTTTGTACAGCCTTCAAGTCTATATCTAGACCTACAGATATACCTTCATTTGATACTCCAGACACACACAAGGTTAAAATATCATTGTCTGCTAATAGATCAACTAAGTCTGGTGATATTCCAAAACTATCCATGTAAAACTGTCTTATCACACTCCATCTCTCTTCGTTCATATTCATTCACCTCATCATGTAGCTCTGTAGTTCTATTTATAATCTCACAGAAAGTACCTAAGTCCATAGCTACAAATACCCTTATGCCTTCCCTAGCCCCTGAAAATTTGCCTATCATCAGCGGAATGGAATTGGAGTTTTTTGAATCTTCTATAATCTTATCCAACCATTCCTTCTTTAGAGTTAGCTGTGTTTTCCCGCCATATCCAATCTTAGCCTCTATTCTAAATTGCTTATTAAAGGACTCTACTCTACCCTTTACATCGCCCTGTAAATCTGGCTCCGAAAGGGCTGTGCCAATTGCACCACTCATGGGAACTCTTTTCCACAGGCTCTTGTCAATATGTTTATTCAGCAGGTCAGTAAGATCTCTCTCGAAACCTGACCCCTTTACTTTACTCTTAAATGGCATTATTTGTTTTCCAGTCTATTTGACTCTGGATCAAACTTCAATGTTATCGTACCAACCGGCCCGTTACGAGCCTTGAGGATAATGTACTCCATCATGTTTTTATACTTGGTTTCCTTATTATAGTATTCATCTCTATACAAACCTATAACATAATCAGCATCTTCCTCTAAATTCCCAGATTGCCGTAAGTCAGACATCATGGGTCTCTTATCATCTCTACCCTCTACACCTCTATTCAATTGAGATGCCGCTACTACGCACACATCTTGGTCGTTAGCTATTAGTTTACACATACGAGATATCTGACCCAACTCGGCTGTTTGGTTGTCTCCCCTTTCTGAAAGTAGTTGCAGGTAATCAACATACACTATCTTTATATTTTTAGACGATTTATACTTATAGATAGTTGATTCCATATAGTGTACATCTGAATTAAAAGTAGTATCAATATAGATTGGAAACTCCCTGATCCTTCTCATGGACAAGCCAATCTCTTCTATCTGCTTTTTATCCAAAATACCGAGTCTTATATTCTGAATTGACACACCAGAATCAATAGCTACTAATCTCTCAACCAGCGCCTGATAATTCATCTCTTTCTCAAAGAAAAGAATTGGAGCTCCCTGCTTCCCATCCGCTATAATAGAATTACAGATGGTTGCGCTCTTTCCAGAACCCGGTCTTCCACCTATTATCCATAGGTCTCCTGAGCATTTACCGCCAGTGGTTACATCAATATCCCGCATTCCCCAAGACACTCCCCTAATTCCAGGATTGGTAGTTCTAGCTACTATGTCATCAAACGACTTTTTTATTCCGTCCCCAATATGAACAGTACCACCCCCACCAGATGCCTCAGTTAAAGTATCCAGCGTCTTTCTAAATTCTTGAATCGATGTTTCTACGTTATCTAATGTGAGGCTATCTGCTTTTACTTTAGATGCAGATGACACAAATACTCTACCCTTATAGGATGCTATCAAATATGTACAGTATTCCTTTAAGTTCTCCTTATTGAAATCCTGAGATGATAGATATTCTAAATATTCTTTACCCCCCACCTTAGATAAACTACCGGAACTGTCTAACGAATTAGCCACCATCTGAATATCAGGAACCAGCTGCCTCTCATTAAGGGCTTCAATCTCCTGATAGATAACCTGATGTGGGAGTGCCGACATCATAAAATACCTTACACCAGTGCCATAGTACAATTCTGGATACTTTAACAATGTAGAAATAACCGCTATCTCATGTTCGGTAGAAAATAATTTGTCTGCTGTCACCTATTTACTCTCTTTCTTACCATCAAGGTATACGCTAGCCTTGTCTGGATCTATCTTCTTGGTAGCCAATATATTCTTCTCCATACTGTTTATCAAACGTTCAAGACTATATTGTGCTGGCATAGAGCCATCAATACCTAGCGTTTTTTCCAGTTTAGACCGGCATATTGTGTGCAATAAGCCATAAGGAAACTCTGTAAACGACTCTTTTCTAGATATATCTATTATAGCAAAGAATACAGATGTTCTACCAAATACCTTACATAGCTTACTAAAATTTATAATCTCGGATCTTCCGACCTCTATCCCCATAAGAGCACCATAAAACTGCGCTAGCACCACTCCTGAATTTTGGGCTGTCTTTAGCTTGGCAAAAAATAGCTCCGCCAAACTTTCTGATGTATCTGCCATTAAGTACTCCTTCTACAAAAGTAATCCCAAGTCCACGCCATTATCGGTAAGCGTCTGGTGTAATCCAACCTCCAATGCCATTATCTTATGATGTTCCAAATTCAATTCCAAATGATAGTTTATGGCCTCTATAATCTCATGTAATAACGTGCTATTTCTAACATCCTTGTCTACATCGTTAGCCACACGCATAAGCTTCTTATCTAAATCACAAAATCCAACATTACCACCCATATCATCTATGCTCTTAGATGCGTCTAAAGTATAAATATAACCTAGTATTTTTAGTAACTTCATTGTGCTCCAATCTTTTGTTAGACCCCGCCGCTCGGAGTTATATTCCATCCGATGACTTTTAGTCAATGCTCCGATAAGGATGGACACGGCAGGGTAATGAACGGGTGAAGTTGGATGGTGGTAACTTATTGGTTTTTTAGGATTTTGTCTTGCTACCAACGTCCATAAGACCACAACTTACGCACCCGAAACATTTATCTATTCGATGCTATTTGAACAGTTCGTCTACATTGCTCTGAACAGAGTCCAACAATTCCTGAGGAATAACCGCATCCGTAATGGAGTCTACTTTACTAGCTGCCCGTCTTGCGGAGAATATATCTCTAAGAGATACGCCTCTCATCAGATCAACCAATTCTGGAGGAGTCAACTTAATAGTAACATTATCCAAGTCGAATAAATCCTCTTCCTTGATTTCTGGCTTTGGAGAAACCTGCCCAGCTATTGGAGTAATAGTTTTACTCTTACCGATACCTGACACAACTAACGTAACATCGTAACCAGTAAGCCCAACTCGCTCTCCACTAGCATCGAGAATAGCGTTATTAATTGCGTCCAGTTGGTCAAACAATGTAACGCCTCTGGACAATACCTTTATTCTCATAGATGGTGCAGCGTCTCCAGAGATGATCTTACCACACTTACAAGTAACTGCTCCAGGAGTGTTCTGATTAAAGCGGGACTCCAGGCCACATTCACAAACTCTAACCATTGTCTTATCCAACACGTTAACTAAGTTGGCAATTCTTCTAGGTGAATACTTACTCTCTTCCCTGAATGTCTCCGGGAATTGCATAATCAACATCTTATTGCTGGCACATACGGGACAGTCATCACCCAAACAAACTACAGTAGCTTTATTTATGTAATGTGTTTGTACTGGTAAATACCCATCTGTGAGAATGCGAACTGTATCAGTCCCATTCAAATCTAGAAAAGCGGTCTTCTTGCTATCAAACAAAGACGCAGTTTTCTCTCTCGGTGTTCCAAATTCTTGTAACGGCATTTTTTATTTTTCTCCTTCTTCTTTTTTATTTTCTTCTGTGCCTGGCTTATCGCTTATGGCGTTTAGAAGATTTTCAAATGTTGTAGTTCT